AGAGGTGTAAAAATTCGCATTTCTGAACATCGTGAACCCATTTTGGGCGATAAATTTAGTTCTCGCGCAGGACAAAAGGGCACGTGTGGACTGATTATTCCAGAAAGTGATATGCCTTTTACTGCAAAGGGTCTTCGTCCAGATTTAATTATCAAACCTCATGCGATTCCAACGCGGATGACGACAGGTCAGATTTTAGAAAGTATGTCTGCAAGAATTGGTGTTGCTCTCGGATACCTTGTTGATTCTACTCCGTTTACACATCAAGATGAATCGATTGAATATAGTGCGCTGTTGAAAAAAATTGGTCTTGAACCGCAAGGGCAAGAAACATTTTATAATGGTATGACCGGCGAAATGATTGAAATGGACATTTTTGTTGGTCCCACATATTATTTGAGAAGTAAATTGATGGTGGAAGATAAAATTAACTATCGCGATACTGGTGCAAAAACACTCTTGACTCATCAGCCCCTTGAAGGTCGTGCTTCTGGCGGAGGTCTTCGTATAGGTGAAATGGAGCGCGATGCGTTGGTTGCTCATGGAGTCGCAGGGTTCATTGAAGAAAGTTTCATGAAACGTTCCGATGAAGCAGAAGTATTGTATCAGAGTTCGAGTGGTTATCTGGATACAACCGATCGCGATGAAGAAGTAGATGTTCTTCGTATGCCGTATTCCATGTCATTGTTTGTCAAGGAAATGGAAAGCATGCACGTGTCTCCTAGAATAAAGGTAGACCTTTGAAGGGGTATACCTTACAAGGTTTAGACATAAGATTGTCTACATATATAAGAATGTACGTTGTGAAGCGAGATGGTCGGTGTGAAGATGTATCCTTTGACAAAGTGTTGAATCGTATCAAAAAAATGGCGGGGTCTTTGTCACATGTAAATCCAACCGTAGTTGCTCAAAAAGTTTGCTCACAAATTCATGACGGAATTAAGACGTCTGAATTAGATGAGTTTGCAGCAGAAACATGTGCAATGTTAGTAAGTCGTGCTCATCCAAATTATGCCCTTCTTGCAGCACGAATTGTAATTGATAACCATCACAAGAATACACCGTCTACATTTAAAGAGTGTGTTTCAAAACTTCACGATGCAGGGATTGTGTCATCAAAAATTCATGAAATTTCAAAATTAGAAAACATTCAGAGTATGATTGATTATGAACGCGATTTTATGTTTGATTATTTTGGATATAAAACATTAGAACGTGGTTACCTTTTGCGCGTAGATGATAAAATTGTAGAACGCCCACAGCATTTGTGGATGCGCGTTGCCATTGAAATTCATACACGTGAAGAATCCCAAGAGCATTTTGGTCTACCAATGTATGTCCCCGATATGCATTCAATCAAAGAGACATATGACGCGCTTTCGTTGGGATATTTTATCCATGCAACGCCGACGCTTTTCAATTCAGGAACACATAGACCCCAGCTTTCCTCTTGTTTTTTACTGGATATGAAGGATGACTCTATTCAAGGAATTTTTAATACACTGGGCGAATGTGCACAGATTTCAAAATGGGCCGGAGGAATTGGACTTGCTGTTCATAAAATTCGCGCACGGAATTCGCGCATTCAAGGGACAAATGGAAAGTCAACGGGTCTTGTTCCAATGCTCAAAGTATACAATGATACTGCTCGATATGTAAATCAAGGAGGAAAGCGCAACGGGTCGTTTGCGATATACTTGGAACCCTGGCACGCGGACATTGAAGATTTTCTGCGTCTAAAACTCAATCAAGGTGCCGAAGAAGATCGTGCGCGAGATTTGTTTTATGCGCTGTGGATTCCTGATCTCTTTATGAAACGAATGACCGATAATGCAAATTGGACTCTCATGTGTCCACATGAATGTCCGGGTCTAGATGAGGTACATGGCGACGAGTTTGAAGCACTGTATACTCGCTATGAAGCAGAGGGACGTGGACGCAAAACGCTTCCTGCCCAAAAGATTTGGCAGATGATTTTGGACGCTCAAATCCAAACGGGAACACCTTACCTTTGTTACAAGGATGCTTCAAATGCAAAGAGCAATCAAAAGAATCTTGGAACAATCAAGAGTTCCAATTTGTGCTCTGAAATTGTAGAATATAGTTCACCAGAAGAGACTGCGGTATGCAATCTAGGCAGTATATCACTGGGGAGATTTGTCCGCGACGACAGAACATATGACTTTGAAGGTCTTCGTGTGTATACGTCTATTTTATCGAGAAATCTAGATAAAGTCATTGATAGAAATTACTATCCAACAGAAGAATGTAGGCGTTCCAATATGCGCAATCGTCCAATCGGAATCGGTGTACAAGGTCTAGCGGATGTGTATGCAAAGATGCGTATTTCATGGATTACACCCGAAGCAAAGAAACTCAATCGTGAAATTTTTGAGAATATATACTTTGCGGCACTGAATACGTCGTGTATTCTTGGTCACGAACTTGGTAGTTATTCGTCATTTATGGGGAGTCCAGCGTCCAAAGGACTTCTTCAATGTGATTTGTGGAATGTATCTCCAACGACATCCCTTCCATGGAATGACCTTCGTCAAAACATTCAAAAGTTTGGATTGCGTAACTCTCTTTCGATTGCATTAATGCCCACTGCGTCTACATCGCAGATTCTTGGAAACAATGAATGTTTTGAACCTTTTACTTCAAACATTTATGTTCGCCACGTTCTTGCTGGGGATTTTGTTGTAGTCAATAAATATCTCGTAGAAGAATTGACAGAACTTGGGCTGTGGACACCCGAATTACGAACGGAAATTATCGCACGTAATGGAAGTGTTCAGAATATTTCAGGGGTACCTATTTCCCTACAAGAGAGATATAGAACTGCGTGGGAGATTCCGATGAAGACAATTATTGACCTTGCAAGTGATCGCGCCCCGTTTATTTGTCAGTCACAGTCGTTGAATTTGTTTGTCGCCGACCCAACGTATGCGCGAATTTCCAGTATGCATACGTATGCGTGGAAGCAAGGGCTCAAAACGGGGTGTTATTATCTACGAACAAAAGCGGCTGCGTCTGCACAAAAGTTTACAATTGAACCCGAGCAACAACAAAAAGAGTGCCTCACATGTTCGGCGTAAAAGAGACAACTTTCAAGGTGGCGTAAAAAATTTGTCTGTTAATGTAATAAAACAAATGAGCGGTGTATGGTCAAGTCACTCTGCATTCCCCTTTGATGCCCCTGCGCAGTCGGGTGCTCGTCGTCACCATGCTTCGGGCAAGGGTCACCATGCTTCGGGCAAGGGTCACCATGCTTCGGGCAAGGCGTCCCGTAAGGTGCGTCGTGCCGGTCAGGCCGAAGTTGTTGCAAAAGCCGGTGAAATGGAGAAGGTTGCTGGTATGGCGGTGAAGGCGGGCCAAGAAGCGATGAAGGCGGGTCAAGAGGTCACCAAGGTTGCCGGTCAGATGAAGACGGCGGGTCGTCGCCTGAAGAAGACGGCCAAGAAGGCCAAGAAGGGCGCGCGTCGTTATTATTAAGCGGTTTTTAAGTATTCTCCGATATCTGTAAGCATATTGAATAATTCGTCAGTGAATCCAAAATGACATCCATTCGGTTCCATCCCCTTCGGCGCCCTACGCGACGACGTTGTTCGTGGATGGACAAGTGATACAATAATTTCTTGGGGAGACAATTCAATTCCCAAATGTTCTCTGTTTTGGAGAAAACTTGAACCCTCTGCAATTCTGACATCAGCAAATTGTCCTTCATTCCAAAATGCTTTGGTATGACAGAGAGTTGCTTCAGAAATGCGCATATGTTGCGGCAACTTCATTGGCGGAACATTTACAAACGAAATATAATTTGCAATGTCATATGAAGGAATTGTTGTACAAAATGCAACTTGTTTCTTTGCACGCATCATCATGGATACACGAAATAGAACACTATTTGGAGGATAAATGTCATCGTCATCCATGTGAATTATCACATCATTCTTGGCAAGTTCGCAACCGCGATTGCGTTTCCATGCAATACTTTTACCTGCCATTTCAATTACGTGCCGAGCAAACGGTATATGACGAATGAGTTCTTCACACGTATCTTTTCCATCGTCAATTACAATCCATTCAAGTTTTTCTTGGGGGTAACACTGACTTTCTACGCACCCTGCGCAAATTTCCATGAATTTTAAACGGTCTTTTGTAGGCGTAATAATTGTTACACTTGGAAGCTCGTCTTCTTTGGGAAGAGTATCCGCAATTTTGTATTCATTGTTATCAATGTATTCTCTTAGGAATTTCATTCGTTCCATCCACACCCTGTGATTTTTAATGTATGAAGATGCATTGTATTCAGACATTTTCTTCCGGGCGGAATATGGTTGTCCGATGTATGTTGTAAGAGCATCTTGTACATCTGCAACTTCCGTCTTCCATATGTCCCCCAGACATTCCGGATGAGACACTTTTTGAGAATTCTTGCATGGAAAAAATTCATAGTCAAATTCACGAAACGGTTCAATGTCGTTCAGAAGAAGCAGTGATCCCGACGACGCCGCTTCATTAACTGCGTGCCCAAATCCCTCTGCCCCCGAAATACAAATGGCAAGTCCACAATCCTGTATAATTTCATTATATTGATTTTCTTTGAGTGTAGTAGAATATTCCTTGATTTTTGGACGCAATTCATCTGGAATGTTTACTTTCATGCGCGTTCCATCGTATATAATGTGCAGTTCTGGGAGGTCTTGACGTCTTGGATGCGTGTTATATGCATCCACAATAATTTGTGGATGACGATAAATATTCTTTCCGGCAACGTAGACGGCCTTGTGAAAATTCTTTATGTTTGTACCCTTTCCAATAGACGTCCATCCAATGTATCGTACATTTGAATGCAACTCTTTGAATATTTTTTCTGATTCGTACGTCTTGACCCAGATTTCATCCATCACTGACAAATGTGGAATCCAAGTTTTATATGTCCATTCAGGATTTGGAATATAAATATTCTTTCGTGCATATGTAAACAGTGCTGGATTTAGAACCTCAAAGAATACATTAATCTCTGCTTCTGGACATTCTGGCTGTGCATTTAATACCCTACGAAATGTAATGTCTTTGTCAATTGTTGACCATATTCCTTGCAAAATATCAACATCGTGAGCCAAACCTGTTTGATTTCTATGTGTTGAAATTAGATTTACGCGCATTTGTCTATTTTATTGTTTCGTTGTTTAAATGTTCCTCGAATTTGACGAGGCAGTTTCTTGTATGTTTTTCTTCGCAAATTAAGTATTCTGTAATAATCTTCTTTATGTATTGTTTGATGACAGGGGTGAAGTGTTATTCCGCGGTCCCCCGTCCATTCTAATTTTTGTTCAGTCCATTTCCAAAAAACATCGGGGTCGGATATATCTATTGCACTTTCTAATTGTGAAATGTACCTATCGGTAAAGTTAATACAAAAATCGCGATGTTCTCCGTATCCATAATTTTTATCAAAAATTTCACTTGTATAAATACCATATAACGGTTCTATTTCTTTTTTTATAGGATTCCATACGATTTTTTCACACGGACGAAAGTTCTGAAATGCAAAATCCCAGACGAGGATTCCAATTTGTGATTTTGCATATATTCTATCTTTAAATTTAACCAACATTACATTTAAAGTCTACTAAAAGAATGCTTTGAATTCCGCACTCTTAAACCCAGTAACGTGGGAATTGATAGGACGAGATATTTGTTCAGGGTAATTTGCAAGTTGACCACGACTGTATATATACATATTAATACTCCCAAGAATGTCATCTACACAAAATGCAAGAACACGCTCATTTAAATCTTGAAGTTCTTCTCTTTCTCTTCCAGAAACGTTCTGTGAATATTGCAAATAATATGCACGCATAATTATTTTGAGATCATCGGGGCGCTGACGATCAATTATGTGTTTTTTTCCACTCTTTTCCCATACGCGATAACGTATTTCATCCTGTAAATAATTAATGTTTGCTTCGGAAAAGAACGCCTGATTTACGGAAGTGGCAGTATGAATACGAATCGTTGCCTGCTGTTGAAATGTAGATCCGTAATCTAGGCGAGGATCTTCGCGATGTGTTTGAAACAGGCGAAATGCTTGGGTATCCCGAGTTTGAGGATCTAAAATGTTTGGAACATATCCAGTCTGTTGAGGTGCTCCGCGAATCGCAGTTTGAACATAGAATTCGTCAATTTTATCATCCTTGCGAGGATACAATTCTCCCATTATTTATTAGTTTGGTATAATCTTCTGTAACTTTTTCGTATCCGGTTCAAGAGTTGTAATTTCAAAAGCATAGGTTGGTTGTAGATTGACATTCAATATGGGAACTACGTAATCTTTTGAAAAAGTTCTACTTTGTGCAAAACTTAAACTCACTTGTGATACACCAGCATATTGTTGTAGACAAATTTGAGAGAGCGTATTCACTGCAATTGAAAGAGTATTGTACGTTGACACAAGACCTTCTAAATTTCCATAAATTTTTGGAATAGCAGTAAACGATGTTCCAAAGGAGGCGATTGGCAAAAGACTACTTGGAGCAAAATCCGAATCACAAATATCCGTCACTAAAAAGTCATTTGAAAGTAGACCAATAAATTGTGTTAAATTTGAAGACATTGAAATATCTCCTTGAAGCGCAGTTATAGAAGGGACGTAAAATGTAATTTCATCTCCAATCCGAACATCGTTTTTTGTAAATATATTTGAAATTCCAAACCCGCTAGATGAACCTGCTGTATTCTGTGTGACAAAAAATTTAACCTTTCCAAGATTGCTTCCATTTAGAATCACCATATCTACAATGTTTAGATTGTCATAATGCGTTAATTGTTGTTCAAGAGATGTATACAGGCGAATATTTGCATTTGAAAGTTTTGATATCGGTGGATCAAATAAATATTCTTCGTTTGCCCACGCCTTGTAATCTAAATACTGACTAGGAAATGTAGAATCTCCGGTTGAATTTGTCCTATCATTTTGTACAAGTGCAGTAAATGCAGTTTGAACGGTGGTTCCAGCACCACCGTAGTATCCTCCTTTCAAGCTATCAATGGACATGAATAAATAAGGTTTGCTTTGAATGCTGTCTGGATATTCCAAAGAAATGGAAAAAGCCGACGTTTTGTATGGTTGTAAAGAGGTGACAGGTAATGTTGCACGTGCCAGTCGTATTCTTGTGACATTTGACAACATTGTCTCTGTATAAAAAGAATACCCTGTAACCCCATATCTTTTGGGTTGAATATCTATACCCACTTGTGCTCCTCGTGGTTCACGAGCATCATATGTAGGATAAAAATATACTTGAATGTTTGGATCCCCGTATGAAAAAGAAGTTGGAGTATGTATTCTTTGTCCTCCCGACAATACAATTCTCCACCCGTATGTTGGATATACTAAATTACTGTTGATTCGGTTGAGATAGGATGGAAACGGAACCCCGGCAGGAAAGGGTTGAGGTTTATTGTTTGGAATTTCAGGTATATCGCCACGAGGTCCTGGTGCCACTCCCGTGTTTAAAAAATTTATAGGGGTTTCATATGCATCAAATGGAATGATAGGATTGTTGAAAAAGTAAGGAACCTGTGCGTTTGCATATTCAAGATAACGTTTGCTTCCGAATGTAAAAACATTAGAATATGCATCGGGTTGTATTGTCCAATCACGCATTGCAGTGTCTATGATGATAATGCGCGTTCTTTCCCGCATATCGGGTTGTGATTGAACAGGGAGCGTTAACGTATCCAAAAGTGCGTCACCCGACAGATTTTCTACATTTTCAAGAGTGTCCAATGTAGTTGCTTGTATTCCGGATTGTTCAAATGTATCTGGGTCTTTTTCAAAATCACGCTCTGCATACATTTGCACCCGCGGATCATATGTATATTCGTCTCTTGCTTCGGCATCTGTCTCTGCAAGAAGAGACTGATATGTAAGTCTTGGATTTGTTGTTTCCATTATTCTTTATACTTTGAGATATCCTAAATCCTCCATCCAGAACTCCGGAGGAAATGTCTTTTCAATAAGTGCAATCTTCTTCTGTAATTTATCCAATTCATCTTGATGCTTTTTGATGTTTTCTTCAGTAATACTGCTGAATGGAAGTTTCAAGAGTTCATCGATATATTCAAGTCCATAGGATGTCAATATCCGTTGACACTCTGCTACTGGTTTCTTACGTAGGTCAATGACATCATTGCACAAGAGGGTCAAGAACTTAACAACACTGGTATGCCAGGGTAAACGATTGCGTAGTTCTTTCAACATATTTTCCTTGCGAATTTCGTATAATGCCAACCTTGCACGACAGTATTCAACTAATATCTCATTGACATTTTCATACCGCCGAATATGTCCAGTTGCATCAAACGCATGCATGTTGGTTGTCTTGATTTTCTTGACAAGGCCGAGATCTTTTTCAATCTTTGCAATTGGAAGATCATCATATAGGACAACTTCAAAGTGTACATCTACATCCGTTGATGTATCTGTGTAATCCTTTACGATTTCCTTCTTTTCACAATAGGCATCAAGAGAGTGCTTGAATTTTGATGTCCAAACACCGACCGGTAAATCTGTAATAATCAACGTCTTTGTCTTTGCATTGTATGTATACTGACCTCTAACTACATAGCCTCCATCCTCTTCTACAACCGTTCCTTTGAATCCACGAAACCACGGATGTAGTTTTGTAGAAGTAAGAATGCTATCTGTACATTCAGAAGTCAACCACTTCAAAATAACATCGCGAAGTTCTGTCGGATTATACGATGGAATCAACGTAGAATATCCAGTACCAATACCCGCAGAACCATTCACCAAAAGCATTGGCAGAATTGGTGCATACCATTCAGGTTCAACAGACATTCCGTCGTCATCGCGATACTTTAATACCGGAAGATCATCTGCGGGAACAAGATGCCGAATGTATGGTTGAAGATATGTAAAGATATATCGTGTCGCTGCCGAATCATCTCCGCCTTCTAGACGAGTTCCAAATTGACCTTGTGAAACCAGCCAAGGAAGATTGTTGGCACCCACAAAATCCTGTGCCATACCTACAATCGTTTCATTCAACGACATTTCACCGTGATGATATCCCGAGTGCTCTGAAATATATCCAGCAAGTTGTGCAACCTTCACTTTGGATGTCAAATTCCTTTTTAGACAGCCAAATAGAATCTTTCGTTGTGAAGTTTTAAGACCATCCATAATTGACGGAACAGAACGTTCAAGGTTGTAGTAGGAGAAGTGAATCAAATCTCTATGAACAAACTCGTCATATGAAAGCCGATGATCTGCGTGCGGATGCAAAATATGAGAAGGATCCCGTCCTTGCAACCAATTCTTACGGTCATCTGCGCGATCTTTATTAAATGCAAGATCTATTGCCGGATCACTCTCGGGAGTATACTTGAACTCTGTAATATTCAGCGTCTTGAAGTATTCCTGAGCTTCTTCGCGCGTAGATGTTCCAAGACCCTTATAATATTGAATAGACCACCCCTTTCCAGAGTCGTGCTTCCACTGATCGTATTCGTATTGTGTATAGAATGTATGAACTTCCTTTCCACGGGTTGCCTTTACGATAGGAGTTGCCATGTATGCCAGAAATCCAGGAATAGAAATCAGTTCGTGCCAGAGTTCATGAAATAGGTTAATAAGAAGACCACGAATATGAGAACCGTCAAAATCCTGATCTGTCATGATGAGAATGCGACCATACCGGAGTGACCGTGTGTCTGTGTATTTTTTTCCAGATTCTAGACCGAGAATCTTTTTGAGTTCAGCAATCTCCTTTACCATCTCAACTTTTGCGGAGCTTGAATCTTTGACATTCATTATTTTGCCCCGCAAAGGGAACACGCCGAAAGTGTTGCGCTGAGATTTCGTAAGCCCTGATAAAGCCATCGCCTTTGCTGAATCTCCTTCTGTGAGAATGAGGGTGCACTCGGAGGAACGTATCGTTCCAGCCCACACAGCATCTTCAAGTTTTGGGATGCCGTATATTTTAGATTGCTTTTTTCCATCGCTCTTCTTGTTATCCTTTTCGTCTTTTTCTCGCTGAACAAGAATCAACTTATCAGTGAGTTCAAGCTTACTTTGAATTTTTTTGAGAATATCCTCTGGAATTTTACAGGTTGAACCAAATGCACCAGACTTTGTTGTTAGCATTTCTTTTGTTTGTGAATTAAAGGATGGATTCTCAATTTGACACGAAAGAAAGACTGCGATATTTTCCTTGACAGTAGATGGTTTTACTTTGATCTTCTTTTTGCTTTCAAGATAGTCTACAATATGCGAAACTACTTGATTTACAATGTAATCCACATGCGTTCCGCCACGAAGAGTCCAAATGCCGTTTACAAATGACACTTGTAGAAACCCATCAGTCGGTGTGTCTGCGATTGCAATAGACCAACGATCTGTCGCATAGTGAACAACTGGGGTGTCTACGTATTCTGTTGCATAGACGCCAAGATCACGGCACTTGATGATTGTCTTGTTCCAATGTACCTTGACATCCTTGCCGACGGTCATTGCAATATCCGTAGCACGTCTACGAAAGATAGAGAGCATATCAGGAGTAAATCCGCTCATACCAAAGCGTTCAAAATCGGGGGTCCACGATACAGATACATGGGGTTTTCCCTTGCACGATGTAATCTTGGGAGCACCAATCTCCGTCATGTTCTTCTTCCACGTTTGGACATACTTTTTCCCCGTCTTGCGATCTACGGTTTCAATCGTCAATTCCTTTGAAAAGATATTGGCAAGTTTGATTCCATATCCATTCTTGCCTCCAACGAGTTTCTTTTCTTCTTTATCGTAATTTGTAGATGTCAACAGTTCTCCAAAGATCAATTGAGGAATCCATACGCGATATTCTGGGTGTTCAAGAATATCAATTCCTTCTCCATCGTTTTCAACCGTAATTGTATTGTCAGTGATTTCGATAGATATATTCTTTACTGGTTCAAGATTGCGTAGACGAGTGCGAACAACGTGATCGTGTGCATTTACAAGTATTTCATCAAAGAGTTTGTATAATCCAGGATTCATAACGACATCACGACAAATGAATTTATCATCTTCTACAACATAAATATTTTCATGTGCATTCTCAATTGATCCAATATACGTATCAGGAAGAGACAGAATGTGTTCGCGATGTGTGTGTTTCTTATATCCGGTTGCCATATTGAGTGTAGTGTTTTACTATTCTGTGCAATGTTTATCCGTTTTTAAATAAAACGGATGAATACGAAACTATGATCCAAATCTCATTCAAAAATGAATAAAGATTATTTTAAAGGAATTCGCAATACATGGAATGCGTTGATACTCCTATGTTCTTCTAATGTTGCGATTACATATTTGATATGTTGGATTCCAACTTTATACATGATATTGTCTGTAATATATCAGCAAACATCATTGACATCCTATGTATTCTTAACAGGTCCACTTTGTGGATTATTTGGTCTTACTTGTATTATATCCATAACGAGCAGTATTGCTATTCGTTATGAATACTTGAATTTGTTGTATTTCAATTCTTGGTTGTATTCGGCGTTGTCTTCTTGGGCAACAATAAACATATCTATTCTATTGTTCTACTTTGCATACATTCTACCTTCGCAAATTATTTGGTTTCTATTTCTATCGATGCTTCCTGCTATAATTATATGGTCATTTTCAAGCGCTGTTATGAAATTGTATAGTTCAAATCTTTCTCTTGAAATTGAAAAACGAAATGTTACAGATCCCGTAATTGTTTCAAGTATCCCATAAACATGTCTTTCAAAAAGAGTAAACTTTGCTTTACACATTGAAAATGAATTTATGTAAATATGCCAAGAGCAAAAAAACAAAAAGCGGTAGATGTTGAATTTCCGCCTGTAATATTCTTTTTAAAGTTGGGAAAGGAATATCGTGAAGAGGAATCCGTAAATGTTCCAGTGTCTACAACCGAAACAAAGGTGGAGTATTCGGATATTTTAAAAGAAATTGAAATGCCCAAAAATACCTACGATGAAACAATTATTCACGAATTAATGACAAAAGTACACGAACAAACAGAGTATCCTGTGGGTACATGCTGTTTCTGGTGCTGTCATTCATTTAGTTGGAAATCATTCGTGCTTCCTACACACTATGATTTTTATACAGACATGTATACCGCAGAGGGACATTTTTGTAGCCCAGAATGTGCACTTTCATTTGTCTATGCAGAACCAAAACTAACAAATTCACAAAAATGGCATAGACATACATTATTGAGATCTATATATTCAAAAATGTATAAAACTCGTGAATTAATATGTGCGCCCGATAGACGAACCCTTCGTATGTTTGGAGGAAATTTAGATATTAAGCAATTTCGCGATTATATTTGGAATGGGACAAAACCGCTTCAATTAGAAATGCCACCCATTCGTCTATATCTTCCGTGTGTAAACACCCAAGCAACAACGCGGGATATTAAATCCTATGTTACATTATCAAATGAAACAATTGACAAGGCATCACAACAATTGAGACTGAAACGTTCAAAACCAGTTCATTCAAATACAAAAACATTTGATAATATAATTATTTAGACATTCAACGTTATCAGTATAAAATGTTGAATCCACATGAAATGATTAAAACCTCCATGATGATGCAATTTATGAATGCAACTGGTTCGCCAATGAATCCACTATTTAGTTTTATAACATTGAATATTTATGAGCGACTTGTATTGACATTTCCTGTGTGGTCTGGATGGTTACGTCGTTCCATCCCGTGCATGCGTGAAAAAATACGAGGAGAGAGCAAAACGATAAGTCGTGAACCATCAGCAGTGATTGATTGTGAACGAGGTGCTACACAAGTTTCAAAGAATGGTAACGTTCCTGCATTCATGACACGCATGGATGCGATTATTCACTATGTTGCGTCTTCGCCGAACATTCGCAAATTATTGGCTATTTCAAACCACGATTATCTTCCAAATGAATTTGAAGCTGTTCGTATTGATGAAGATATTTATTTCAAAATGACTCACGTTGAACCATCGGAAGATGGGAATATAAAAAATATGAGGTTTCAAATATTTTGTTATGATGGAAATATCCAAACTCTTCAAAGGTTTATTGAAACGTGCAATCAAGACTATGAACGACGAATGTTGAACAAACTTGGAAACAATTTATTCTTTTTTGACCAAATGGTTGAATCAACAAAGAAGAAGAACCAAAATCCCCTTCCAAAGGATTTTCTTGTATACACAAAGCACAAGTTTTCAACGACTCGAACATTTGAAAATGTATACTTTGAAGAACAGCCGATTGTAAAGAAACGCGTGAACTTTTTTTTGAACAATCGAACTTGGTATGAAAAGAAGGGAATTCCATATACGCTTGGATTTATGTTTCACGGATCCCCTGGAACGGGTAAAACATCAGAAATCAAAGCAATTGCAAACGTGGCACGTCGTCATCCAATCAATATACAGCTTTCTGAAATTAAAACAAAGAGTCAGTTGCGACATTTGTTTTTCAGTGACGAAATCCACGCATGGAATGGAAATACCATTGAAAAGTATACAATTCCAATAAATGAAAGATTGTACATCATTGAAGACGCGGACGCAATGGGCGATGTTCTTTTGAGAAGAGAGTGGAAGAAACCTACAATTGAGAAACCAAAAGATCCATTTATTCCTTTGGATGATGACGCAATAAACGAGCCCATTGATCTGTCTTTTCTTTTGAACTTGTTGGATGGAACTCTTGAATCATCTGGAAGAATTATGGTCATCACTTCTAATTTTCCAGAGAGGTTTGATCGCGCGCTTGTTCGTCCGGGCAGAATAGACATGATTATTGAATTTAAGAAATGTTCCATGTCGGTTCTTCGTGAAATGGTTGTAGGATTCTATGACACGCAAGATATAGAACACGAATTGTGGAAACATCCAGAAATTAACTACAAATGGACGCCCGCAGAAGTTCAACAAGTATTATTTCGAAATTTTGAGGACAAGAACAATGCTATGCAAGAACTCCTGGTGTGTCAACCCCAAACACCAGAGCAAACGGAAACGACAACAGAATTGGAAGACCTGCCAGAACAGAAATCGCGATTATCCATCCAATCGTTCCACCCAGTGTTGGGACTATAATTGACGATATGAGACCCAAAATCGGAATGAACCATAGAAACAGCAATTGTCCAGATACTTTTTGAAGAAATTCTACTCTATTTATTACCATAAATTTTAGAGCCTCCCACGCAAATCTATGAAAAATCAAAAGCGGTATTGTAATTCCGATATAGACAAGAGCCTGATTTGGAGTATTTACAACCGCGGTTGGTTCTTCCTGATGTTGTTCTTCGGGAGGAATGTCAGGTATAACGTCGGCTTGACTCATTATGTATTAAATACAATATTTGCTTGTCCATTTGTAACCTTTAAAAAATTGTAGGATTCAATGTAAATCGTTGCATTGTATCCTTCGTATTGAATGTTTAGATTTGTCGGTTGTGGATATATATTTATGACTTCTCCGGGTGTAAGAATCGGAGGAACGCCAGGTGCAGGAGATACAGTTGCCCCGGCAGGGACAGGAGTTGGATTTGGACTAAATACAGTAGACTTGACAACACAAATCGGTGTCTGTGTAATTGTTCCAGTTGCAACAACCGGCGGAACAAGTAACGTATATTGAAGATTGGTTCTATTAAACATTGATCCGTTGACACTTCCAGATGGCTGAGAAATTTCATTGGGATCCAGCGAAAAAGAATACATATTTATACCGGGCAGTCCGACCGAATATCCGTCAGAAAATCGGTAATTTTGAATGTCTCTGAAAAAGTTTACATTTTTACTGACAACTCGTTCTTTTCCATCAAATACAATGCGTGCTTCTTGTAGAATGTCTTGACTTGCCATATTGTTTGGAAGCGATGCTCCGCTTGAATAAAAACTATTTGGACCCACCTGTATCAGTGAATTGTCAATGGGAGGATAATAAATATCATTCCAATTTGTATAATTGTCCCAATCGTTTAGAACATACCGATCTTGCCGTTGATACAATGCAACAATTCGTGTACACAAATTAAATAGGGGTATTTGAATGTCGTTGAACCCATATTGCTTTTCAAAAAATACATATCGAATCTGTGTAATTAAAAACGTCTTTTCAAATGCGGCGATATGAGCTCGTTCTGTATCTGTTACAAAAATATAATTTGCTTCAATGTATGGATTTAAATTCCAATTTACAAGCGATAAGTTTGTAGGTGTCCCCTGTGTGTCTGGGTAAGATAAGAAATTCTGCATTCCTCTGTATGAATCACCAGGATTGCCAACAATTCGTTGATTGTATGTTTCGGAATCGGGGTTCAAATCCATAATCGTAAATAAACTATATATATTCGTCATTGTAATTGAAATTTCAACGTCAGATTGAGAAAGAGCAACTAGGGGTAGAGACTGACCAATTTCATTACAGAACCAAAACGGAAGAGGTATCACGAGTTGACGACCTTGAATAGATGGAGCAGGTGTTTGGATTGATGCAGTTGCGATTGCGTTTGGATATTGATTAAATCTACCCGGCGCATTTGCCGGGTCGTATAAATCGGGCGTGTTTCCAACCATTTTATCCAACAGATCTCGTTTGGTCTTGTCTTCTTTCAAATATGTCATGATTTTCATCCACTCGCCAGTCATTGTTACAATTGGAGTTCCATTCATAAGAACAGACGCTTCTTCAATTATGTTATACCCGAGATTACGAACCCACTGAAACATGAATGGTTTTGCATTTCCAAATGTATCTACCAATGATAACCCAGACCATATGTTCGGAATATCTACGCATAAATAACAATCGTGTAATAAATCTGCATACCGAGGAACCTTGAATCTGAATGTTTTTTGTCCAGCCTGTGGTAGATTGGTATCTGTAATATTTCGCACGTCGAGACGAAAATGTTCCATGGCAAAATTCGTAGATCTCTTGTACATCTTACTAAAATAAGACATGGATGGATTTCCATTGACAAATACATTCTGGGCGCCCACGCCAGTCAATTGCATAAGACCACCGGGCATCTTATTCTATATCGTATGAATAATGTATTCTTGGATTCCGTATATAGTTATTTTTGTATTATTGACATTCGTAATTATTCATTCATATATGAGTTTGCGGTATGGATATGATTGGATTGGGACTACGACGAAGAAAATAGCGGTTCGCTATTTCAATCCAAGAAATGCGTCTATAACTGATCTATATCCGATTCCTCGGGTTCCGTATATGGATCGGTTTGGCGAATACACAAAAGTACCCAAAATGAAGGAAAATACATATTAAGTAGGATTCCACTTGTTCATAAATTGTGCACTGGTAGATTTCTCTGGACGTTGCGTGAATCTACTTATGTTTGTGCAACACGTTGCTTTTACTGATGGAATTTTATACGTAACTCCGCCAAGATAAGTTGTAAACGTAGAAGAAAATGCCTGTTTTTGTGATCCGGGGTAATTGTTGTAATATGTAGCAGTCGTCTTCTTTTTTAAGAATTCAGTCACTTCTGACGCACTGCTAAATTGAACAGCATTGATTTTAGAAGACGGAAGACACGGACGCATATTCTGTAACGGATCACTCATTATATTTAAGAGTAGCAAAAATGATTATACAATAACATGGCGCCAATTCGTTTTATGCTGGTATCCACGCATACCGAGCAACTTACCGGGTATTCCAAAGTTTCGTATAATCTTTTGAAACAGCTTTCTACGCTTCATCCGTTGGTAAAGGTGTTTCATTTTGGCTTTCAGCGTGCGCCGGTGAATACGCAAAAGCCGCTTCGTCCATTAACAAATGTCATTCAGTATGATGCAGCCGCAAATGAGTCTCCTAGACAGCAGGGGTTTGGATTTAATGTATTCAAAGATTACGTAGATACTGTAAATCCAGATGTAATTATGATCTACAATGACCCCATCGTTGTCAATCAGTTTCTTAATGCAATTAAGGACGTTGAAAAGACATTCAAACTTTGGGTATACCTAGATCAGGTATATGAAGGTGCAGATATGGGACTTCTTCGTAATATTGAAAATCGGGTAGATCGTATCATTTGTTTTACGGATTCGTGGAAGAAACATTTGAAGTCTCGTTTGACAACATCAAATGTTACAATGGATGTCCTAGAACACGGTGTAGATATGATTACATTTAAGAGACTCGGTGATCCAGAGCGTGTAAATGCTCGCAAGGCACTGAATATCCCCCTAGATGCCAAAGTATTTCTTAATATGAATCGCAATAGTTCACGAAAGCGTCTGGATCTTACAATTATGGGGTTTGTTCGTCTTATTAAGGAACGCCCAGACGATGTTCTCTATCTTCTATTTGTAACAAGTGTTCGTCCTGATGCTGGCGGATATTACAATCCTCTTCAAATTTACATGGAAGAATTACAGCGTCTAGGTCTGGACAGTGTAAAATATGGAACCCGCCTCATCTGCGTGGACACGACGCCGCCGCATGTATTCTTTGGCGACGACGCAATCAACCAACTCTATAATGCAGCGGATGTAGGTGTAAACACTGCAAATGGTGAAGGATTCGGTCTGTGTCAGCTTGAACACCTTGCTACGGGAGCACCACAGGTTGTTCTTGATATTGGTGGATATCGCTCCTTCTTGAATGAGGAAGTTGCAGTATTGCTTCCTCCTATTATATATTCTTATCTTCAACAGGGCGCAGGTGTAGGACTCACCGAGAGTTCTACAACCCCAGAAGCTGTTGCAGCTGGACTTCATAAAGCACTAGATCTCGCAGGTCTTCCTGCGACAGTTGAGAAGTGTATAACGGTTGCACAGGCGCGCCCGTGGTCTCGTGTGTGCGACGAGTTTTTGGAGTCGGTGATTTCTAGTAAGTAAAAAATGTAATACGATCTTTATCAAGGGTTCCTAATTTTAATAATCTAGACGCATCACCAAACGCAGGTTCGTCAAATACTTCCCGCGTGTCTGGATCAATTAAAAATACAATCTCTTTGATTTTTACTCTTTGCAGTCTTCGTCCACGTTTCATGAGATTTCGCAGAT